TGGAGCTGCTGGAGCTGCTGGAGCTGCTGGAGCTGCTGGAGCTGCTGGAGCTGCTGGAGCTGCTGGAGCTGCTGGAGCTGCTGGAGCTGCTGGAGCTGCTCCTAAAATAACAGGAGCTGGGACTGTCGGAGCTGAAATAAACTTACTTACCAAATTAGAAATAAAATTCTCTGTCTTCTCTGAGAGATGTACATTAACATCTACTGAAATCTTAATATTGTCCATAATCTAAAAATTTATTTGTTTAACAATTCTTGTTCGTGGTCTCTGATAATATCATCAATTTGTTTAAGAAATCTGCTAACTTCCATAAAACCTACAGTTGCAGTAGAATTGTAGAAATTATCATTCTTGTGCCAAATCGATACTGAGAATAAATCTCTTCCAACTATAACCTTGTAGTCACCTTTCATAAAGATTGTTCGCTTATCTTTAGAAATAGCATGCCAATCAGTATCTTCAACGGTAAAGAGTTCTGAAACTGGTACTTGCAAATAATTTGCCAAGGCACATATCTGAGCAGAATCAAGATAAGTTTCACCTCTTAGTACTCGCTTAAAACCAAGCTCAGGATATTTGACCATCGGCCATAAGAGATTTGCAACCTCTTGCTCTTGTAAGCCATATTGGCTCATAATTTTATTTATGTTAAATTTTTCCATGTAAAATATGAAGTTATGTTCTTTATTATTTTCATTTGCAAAAGTAACAAAAATTCTTCATATAAAAAAATTTTTTATGTTAAAAGAAGTTAACAAAAAATTTTTTAACTACTGTTAACACTTGAACTTATAAATCTTATATAATGTATGCGCATATACGCACGCACGCGTAACACAATTCTATATTACATAAATCTTATAAATTTATCTGATAAGTGACGTTCACCAGATAAAAATTATTTACGGAACCATATAACCTATTGAAAATCAAGTACTTATATAAAAAGTGTCCGGAGCACGGACTTTTTCTATAACTTATAGGGATATTTTTAAAAAACATATACTACGGCTATAGTATATATTTTTAAAAAGTTCATTTAGACTATATAGATTATAGGGTAACTTGGGTAACTTTTTATATAAGTGATTGATTTTCAATAGGTTATGTGTTACCCTATAGCGTTCACGTATAGTTCACGAATTGTTACTCTGTTAAATATTTTTACTTTAGCTCTATATACTCTATATTACTGATAGTGCATTTTGGATTTTTGCTAACTATATTGAGTTGCAAATTGCGATAACCAAACCATTTAGGACTAAGTTTAATGCCTAAAAATCTCTTTCGTTCTATAGACTTTGTAATTAAAAGCTCATCTTTAGACTGTATATTTAGATTTGCCGAATCTTTTGTAAAATATCCTGATACTGAATTCCAAGAATCACGATAGTTAATAACCTTTACTGTATCTCTGTATATTATAGAATCTTTTAGCTGTGTCTTTATTTTGTACTTAATAATAGTTTCAGGATTTACTACAGCAGTAAGCTTATCAGCTTTAAGCTGTTTAATTAATTTAGCATCATCAGCTCTTAGCCGCTTATATTGCTTTAAAGACAATTCTATATTTGAAATATGAATTGCGTTTAGGCTGTCTGCTACTTTGTATTTATGCAGTGAATCCATACTCACTGATATACTATTCTGGTACGCAATTTCACAAGCTTTATGCTGTTTTCCTTGGTGCCAAATATACAAAAAAGCTCCCAAGAGAATCAGGAATAAAAATTGTGAAAGTATATTATAAAAATTCAGTCGTTTCATAATTCTAGTTATAATTAAATAAATGAAGAAAGTGAAATCCACTATATAAAGGTGATAACTTTATAACCTAAATATAGTGGATAACTTCTGTTAAAAATAGGGAGTACCTGGGATAATTTTATATATTTTTGTACTCCTCCTTTGCATTAAAGCAAGGACAGGCTTTATGCACATTAGGCATATCGCGATGACCTACAACTTTAGCATTTGGAAATCTTTGTTTATAGCCAGCAACAAGTCCAGCTAGTGCTGCTTTCTGCAACTCAGTTCTTGTATCTGCTGGTTTTCCATCTTCGTCAAGTCCACCAATATAGCAGATACCAATAGAATCTGAATTGTGTCCTTTACAATGAGCGCCTGGTTTTGCCTCTGAGCGACCAGGCTCTACTGTACCATCCAAATCAACTACAGCGTTGTAACCAATTTCATCGAAACCGCGCTCTCTATGCCATTTGTCTATATCTTTGGCATGAAAATCACGCCCAGCCTTAGTGGCTGAGCAGTGAATAATAATATAATTTATCTGTCTCATAATTTAATATTATTTTAAAAATTACAATACTAAATTTGCTTTCACTGCGTAGTTATCTATCAGCAAGGGATTGTCCCTTGCTTATGAAAGTTTGGTAAGAAGCACTGCCAGTGCTTCATGTAATTGTTTATTATTTTTCTTCATATATCTATTTTTTAAGTTTCTAAACTCAGTGACTTAGAGTTCCTATTTACTAAAGTTAGGACCATTATTGTAGTCATAATCCCCAAACTCAGTTCTGAAATAGAAACCATCTCTGTTATAGAAAGTTTGTGCTCTACCATCAGAATAATTAAGGAGACCGTCCTGCCCTACACATAATAGACCATACATTTGCAGAACTCTCCTAAAATATGGAGAACTATTTCCAGTTAAATCTGTTACATAGGTCAAAGGAGTTCTGTCAAACATTCTTTCATACCACCAAATAGAATTTCTGATTGATTTTACAATGTTATCAAAACTTGCGGCTGTAACATATTTCTCTGGACCAACAAATGTATGAATCGCTACACCCCAATTATATGAGTTCATTAGTGATTTCAGCCGTCTAAGTTCTGTTTCTGTAAAAATCCTGGTCAGTTTTGATTTTTCTTCGGCAGTTGCAGTTCCATCCTTTATCTTGCAAAACAATTCATAATCGCCGTGCATATATAAGGCAAAGTTCATTGTGATACCATTCATCTTCAATATCTCCATCTGATGAATATAAGGCTCTTCGTCACTAAATATCTTATTTATACCCTGTCGACCGCCTAAATCATCATTCTCTATAAAGAAGCATTTCTGTGGCATTGGATAGTTCTTATCCTTCATGTATTTTGCAACATCATTTGTCGAAACAATACTCCATCCCATTTGTTTCATTTTGTGACATACGTATGAAGCATATCCAACAGGTGTACCACCACTTGCTTCCCCTTGTGGATAGGCTGGCTCTGTAGTCATTTCGTGACCAGTCAATCCTCTAAGAAGCGGATTATGCCCATTTGCGGTATTGTGGTATGGGTCATAATTTATTTTGATATTATTCGTACCACCAAAATTGTATTCCAGCTTAGTGAAATCATTGTATAACTTAGTAAAATAACAACCATCATAATATATATAAAGACGGTTGTTGTTTTCAACAAGTTCTATATCAAAAATCTCATCTCTCAGTACCTCAACAAAAACAGGATAGTTATCATACTGCAATGTTCCAGAAGACAAGCAATCAGAAGAATACTCTGTTACAAATGGCAATCCTTCGTCTTTAACGGCAACAAGATTTGTGACAGAGCTGGCATCAATATCGAAAAATTCTACAGTAAATGTGTAACCTTGTATTTTTTCTACAGCTTCCTTGAAACCTTTGTATACTGAAACCAATTCTTTAGTTGCATCTACATTGTATTTTAAGATAATGTTTTCACCATCCTTAATGATGAATGCAGATACAACATTGTTACTATCCTTAGTGGTATAAAACCTAATATTGTTTTCAGACAAGTTTTCTGCTTCTTTTGGAATATATCTAATCGTAAAAGCAGGACACGTTCTTACAAATGTCTTATATTTGGTTCCATCAAGAACCAACGATGCAAGTTCTTTGCCATTTGCCTCTACCTTTAGATACTGCGTAAATACAGACATAGGAAATTCTACCATTTTAATTGTTGGTTCATTTGCTGTATTTTCTTTCTGTGGGAGCAAAGATGCCTTAGCAACAGAATGGCTGATAAAAATTCTGTATGAATTATTAAAAGAATCACTGAATTTCAGTAAATTCAACTCACCATCATAGTTGTTGATGTTTTTACTCAAAGATTGCTGTATTCCAAAATATTTATTACCCTCCTTAACTGCAAGAGAATTACATAAAGCAGGTAAGTTTTTGATTACAGTACCAGTTATAGGGAACTGACAGGAGTCTATCTTATATAGACCAGCCAATTCTGTAAGAACTGGATAATTTGAATCACCACTGAATTTGTTCCAGTTAAAAGTGATGTAACCTATACCTTTAGGTATGGTAAATATACATTCTTTTACTATTGTGTTATCCGTAGGGACTTTTACTCCTTGAATTTCATAAGCTGATTTTGCAAACACCAATTTCTTGTTATGTCCATAAAAACCAATTCCAGCAGTGCTAGAAAAATATCCTTTATATTTGTATGATACAAATTCTTTAACTGGGATAAGCCTTGTCTGATATTCATAACTTGAATATTTTAAGTTATTGTTTATGGTATCAAGATAAGCTGCCTGCCAACTCCAATTAGCATTTTGATAATTGTTCTCAGGAGACACTGGAGTATTGCTATCATTTAAGTCAGAAATTGGCAAATGCTCTAAGTCTGCGACAACCATATCTTGCTCTATATTTTTTACTAAAGCCTTCGATGTATCTAAAGCTGATGCTTCAAAATAAGAGTCTCCGTATATCTTTAATTCGATATGGCTATACTTGGCTTCTATCAAAATAGAGCCACTAAATATTTTGTCCTTAGTCAGCTTAGCTGTTTCGCTTGCTATTATATTGTAGTCATTACCTTCTTTATCAAAAACCTTTATGAAACCTAAAGAAGCTTTTTTCATCACAAAGATATAGTCAACAACAGTTCCGACCTTAAAGTTCTTACTGTCAAGTATATTTGTTTTTGCAGTAAAACTTCTTTTATTCAAAAGGATTCCATTCTGCTTTCCGATGCTGTCCTCAACGCCAGCAATCTTAGTACTGTTTGCAGCAATATTCTGTTTATTAGTATTTATAGCCTCTTTGTTGGCATTAATACGTGATGAAAGTCCTGCAATATCATCAGATATACTTCCTTCGGTTATAACATTGAGAACTCCAGAGAAAGTTTGTGCTTCCTCATATACTGTTGAGTCATTGATAGAAATCTCCTTTATTGCCTTACCTGAATTATTATAGTATGAATATTCTTTATTGTACTGTCTTAGCACAAATGCAATTACGTACTTATCGTCTTCAAATTTAACAAGAACATTCAATCCACCATTCGGAAATTCAGCTTTACTATTAAATGAACAATACAAAGTGTCAGAATCCTTAGCCTGTATGTTCCATTTCAAATTAATTGGATTTGAAGGTGTAGTGCTTTTTTCTTGTAAGACAAAAATCTGCTTTCCGATTTTGGAGTTAACCTCCTCAGATAAGTTACTGAATTTGTCACTCACCGCCTTCTGAGATATAACTTTATTGTCAGCTTCACCAAACTCTTGAGCAATTTCAATCAGAATATCTTCTTTCCAATAATTGCTATTAGCTTCTTTTGTAAGCAAGTACAATCCATTTTCTGTAACAACGTGAGTATTTTCGCTGGTAGTAGGAAAATTAATATACTCGCCTGCTTTTGATGCAAAGTAGAATAATCTACCTTCCTCGCTAGTAGGTGGAACAGTAGAAGGCATAGCAAAACCTAGGAACTTATAATCAGCTCCTAGAGTGTTTACTATATTGAGGAGAGCACTTTGGAGTAAATTACCAGTAATCTCTTGGTTGCCATTTTGCTTTATAGCCTGCTTAATAGCAGCTTTTAAATTTTCGTAAGCCATAATTTCATTAATTTAATACTATCCCATATAGTTTGGCTATTAAGTGTATAGCCTTTGCTCCATAAATTGAGCAACAACATGAGAATTTTGTCCATAACTTTATTACTAATAATCTAAATTAACATATTTATTCAGAATCATTTTCTCGTTTCATGTTTCCAAATGATTTATTGTCTTGTTTATCAAACTCGTTATTTAATCTATCTATAATAGGCTTCCAGTAACCTGGCAAAGCTTTCATAATTTCAAATCTTATTAAGTGATAAATCACTCTGAAAATAACATTCTTTGGATATGCTATGATAAGGTTTTTAAAACCGTTACAAACATAAGCATAATCAAAAATATACGTTAAAATCTTTGCAGCAAATATTGCTTCTTTTTTATCTCCGCAAGCATACACGATACTATAAATAACATATACGATTGTGAAATATAACGCCAATTCGAATATAGCTTTCTGCGCTTTATTCCATGAGAAATTTTTGCATCTAGTTATAGATATGCCATCAGCTCTCATTCCACAGAAGATGTTAAAGCCAAAGCCGATAATAAGAGCTACCACAAAGCCCTCTGTTGGTGTTAGTATAGCCAACAGAGAGCTAAAAGCTGAAATAATAATAAGCCTAATCTGTTCAAATTCAAATGTTCTTGCCATTAGATAAAGTCCTCCCAGTTTAATGTTAATGATTTACCAATAGCATCGCTGGTCCATCTCATAAATTCCATGCCTTCATAGCCGTCAGGGTCTGAGGCTACTAACTTAGCATAAGTTACGCACTTGTCCACAGTATCGAGAACTGCTGGATAGAAATCAGCATAAGCCATATTAGCAGTATATGCTATATCTCCACTGGTCTCATTATGAGTTGGAGTAAATGGACCAAGCACGCTTCTTAACTGTTCTGTAGTCCAAGAATGAGCACTACCAGATGTGTTAACCATTTTCTTGCTCGCATAATCTGCAAGTTTGTCAGTAAAATGGTAACCATGCTTTTTGATATATTCAAGATAGCCTGGTGCATTCATAATCGCATTAGCAGTTCTTGAAAACTTATCTTTAATTTCGATTTTGTGCTCTTCATTATCTGATGAATGCACAACTATATATTTAATCTTTTTCATGATAGTTTTTCAACTAATGTTTTAACTAAGTCTTTCACTTCTTGAACAGAACCTTCAACAGCCTTAAGCCTTGTCTCAGTTTCTTGTTCTTTCTTGAGAGCAGGATTAAGAGTAACAAGCAATTCAGGAGTTTTATCTACTACCATCTGGTAGTAATCTCTGTTCGCGAGTTTCTCTTTGGCATCATTGCAAATAGCATTAACCTCTTTAATAAGAGCTTCTGAACTAGTAGACAGAACAATATTTCCTGCCTTAGTAGTTTCTAACAATTCAGGAATAACATATACACTAGATTTGCCACTGATTTCAATAGTAACATCTCTGCAAATAGTATTGCTCTGTTGTGTAAATACACTACCATAGCCGTTGTTACTATCTACGTGGTATACATTATTTATAACCTTTCCTTGATTAATGGTCATTTCAGACTTATCAAGGATAAAAACTGGTTGACCTTGTTTAATATCTTTAAACTGCATAGCTTTACATTTTAGATGGGACAAAGATTGGCAGCTAGACACATAAATGCCTAGCTGCCAAAGTTAAATATTAAGGAGTTGTAGTAGGTGTCTTACTTGCAGCAATAATCTGAGATACAGCTGCAGTAATACCAGCTACAATAGCCTGTGTCTGGTCTCTCTGGCTCAATTCGCGACGAGAATCATTGTACTTCATCTGAAGTTCCTGGTTCCAATGACAATTCATTGTATCGATGATACGCTGAGTATTAGCATTCTCGTTAGTCTTCAGGTCACATGCCATCTGAGACATCTGGAAACCAACGTTAGAGAAGCCTCGCTCTATGCCAGTATTGGTATAAGCGAAACCTTGCTGCAGAGCATTTACGATGTCCTTCTGGCCAAGCTGGTTTTCGTAACCCATCTTAATGATACTCTGCTGAGTCTGGCAGCAGCAATCCTTAAGAGCCTGAATCATCTGCAAATTGCCCTGAGATACTGAGTTAATTACGCGCTCTGCAGAGAAGCCTACCTGGCCACTAAGTCGGTCTATGCCTCCGCGAACGTCACAAATTGCTCCATTGAGTGCATTAAAGTCACAATTTAAGTTACCAGCGAGCTGAGTGATAGCTGCTGTATTACCATGAACTGCGTCCATAAGCAAGTTACTGTTCTGATTATCTGCAATCTGATTGCGAAGAGAATCAATCTGAGCCTGAATAGCAGGATTACAATTCTGCTCGCCTCCCCACATACGATTAGCAAACATCATCCAAACTAGGTAAACAAAAGGATTGTTCATCCAGTTGTTCATACCACCTCCCATAGCGGCCATCATGGTTGCTGGGTCATTGTTCTTAGTAGCGGCCAAAATCGCTGCTAAATCATTATCGCGACCATCGGTGCAATAAATCTTTTCGATTGTATCAGCCATAATCTACAAATTTTAAATTAAACAATTAAGTTTTTAACTCTCTATGTTGCAACATTTCATTCAATATCATAGTCGTTATTATAATCACTGTTGAAATCACCTCCTACAGCTTCATGCTTAAAACCACCCAGATTAGTAATTATATTATCTACATCAAATTCGCATGTTACTGAAGCTAAATCTCCTTGTTCCTGCCAATCAACTTCCATATTAAAAGTTATAGCATCATAAGTTTCACCTTTACAAGTTATCTTCTTTTGACTACATAGACGAATTATCCTCATCGCGTCACAGAGATATTCAGGAATAACTGTATTAAACTTATATGTTTTCTTAGAAACTTGGCTCTCAATAAATGAATAGCCTAATCTCTTTGTAGCCTCTTCTTCAAATGAATATTCCGGTTTACCCAATTCAGATTTAAGCAATAGAATATAGTGAAATGCTTTTTCTGATGGAAATACAGGATATTTGCCTCCTACATATAAATTACCTTCTGGATTCCAGTATTCAATTTTAATGCAATCATCAGCATTGTTTGTATAGCAAAACACCTCTGAATATACATACCCATGTAACACTTCTTTAATAGCTAAATAATATTGGCCTTCATAGTCAATTACTCCAGATAATGGAAATATACCTAAAAACCAAATAATCACGCAGCCATTAATTTCTTCTACACGCATACCAGCATCTTTAAACTTCTGCATATAATCTCCGATAAGCTTATTAGTGTTAGCATCATAAAGCTGCACAGATACAATATCATGGCTGTGACCTGCATAAGTAGTTCCAAGGTTAATACAGAACGGAGTAACTGCATTTGGATTTGTAATAAGAGGAGCAACGTGGCCATAAGCAAAACTGCGATAGCGGTTCTGCTTATGGAAGTCATCATAAAACTTCAAAGGCGATATACATATTGGATTTGCCATATTGCTTTTTACTATTGGATTTGTCAATAAAATTATTATTCACTGCAAATATAATAAAAAATATTCAATATTATATAAAAATATATAATTTTTAAAATTATTTAACTCTTTATTGCGGGCTATATACAAGAGTAGCGCTTATAAGCTGTGTATCTATATTCACTGATAGTGAATCTATGATGCCAGTTCCGACTGATGTTTTAATAGCTTTATTTAAATCTATCTTTTTGCTTGTTTGGAATTCTATATCTTGCTGCTTAAACTGCTTTATGCCTGTTACTCTGTAAGCACCAGTTAATGGAGCCCTTGTATATTCTATATGATATGCAGGCATATCTAACATATAATACCTAGCGAGATATAGCCATGAGCATAAATAGTTTTGCGGAGTAGCACTGTATGTATAAGCATATTCATCATCTCTTAAGCCTGAGACAGCTGCTATAGGAACCTTTCCTGTGTCCTTGTTAGCCATCATCAAAACAAAGCCATCATTGGAAAATTTATCAGGAGCATATAGCATTAAGTCTATATCAGTTGAAAATACTTCTGAATTTATTTCCTCAGTTTTATCAGACTGAATATAAACAGAATTAACATTTACATCCATATCGTCAAATGTATCAGTGGAATCATCCATCCAATTAAATTCATATCTAGAACTTAAGTCGTCTTTGTTGTAGCTTGTAGCTTCTTGCGCATATAGAATTGCTTTCTTGTTAAATTTATCATACTTTTTTGTTAAATCCAATTGGATATTTGGACTTGTGTATGATAAGCCTTTCATAAAATACGATACATGCTCAATTCTTAATCTATTGCTATCATCTATGTACCAATAACATCTAAAACAGTCTCTCAACATATTCATGAGTTGTTCAAATGTTATTTCTGCTTTCTGTGCAGCTTGGTCATAATTGCCTTTTAATACATTAGACTTTGGAGCTATAAATGGAACACAGCCAATTCTAGAACCATCGAAAGGTATAATAGGAGTTGAAGTGTCACCTTCATAAAAAAATCTACTGTACTCAGCTGTTGCCTCAAATTTTACTAGCGGGTCTATTTTATGCAATAACGCTTTTATAACATCGGCTAATGAAAAAGCGTCCTTCAGAATATATTCTGACCTAAACTGATTCTCGAAAATACTCCATGTATCTGGTATAATTGCCCACAATGATGTATTAGCCCATGAACTTCTACTAATAGGAACTGGCATATGCTCAGTTTTTGTAAATGCATTTACAAAATTATTAGTAAAATATTTTCCATAATCATTTCTTCCATACTTTGTAGGATGGGCTACAGTATAGCCTGTTTGTTTTACTTGCAGTCCTATTAAGCCAATACATTTTCTGTAATTAACTCGTTCTGATACGAAATCATCTTTTGGCAAGTCATATAGAGTTTTAGTCTGGCCTGTTGATTGTTCTATAGCAGTATCTACATCTGCCAATATGCGGCCCCATATAGTATAATCAATTAAGCAGTCTCTTAAATTAAAAGCGTAAGTATTGTCTAATACTTTATTAAGTTTATAATCGGCTCCACTGCCTGAATTAAACACACCATCAAACTTTTTATCTGCATAGCTTGTACAATACACGCTTTTTGATTTAAGATTAGGTGTATTCAGGCTTCCAAATGTTTTCGTATTATTAAATTTTATCCAGTATAGAGAATTTCTACTTTCGCCAGTTGTATTCGTAGGATGAGAACCAGTAGCAGCATTCAATATAGAACCATAAGGCCATGCAGCCGTATTATAATTAGCTTTTTCGCTATCAGACAGTGGGTCTAACCAAAATACGAGATTACTTTCAGTAGTGTGAATCCATCTGTAGCCATTATAGCTCTCATCTCTTATATAAGTTCCGGCAAAATATTCAGATTGCTCTTTTTCTATTACTATTTCTTGCTTTGTAAAATTTTCAGCAAAATAGTACTTGTTTCTCAACGCATTTGCATCATCTATTGCCTCGTTTACATCTTGTTCCCAATATGTTCCATTAGCATAGCATGATACAGAATTTGCGCCTTGAATATAGAACTGATACAACAAGCGCTTCGTAAGTGTTAAAGGCGTTATAGCAGGAGAAAGCTTAATTAAATCATAAGTATTATCGTACTTATTCATAAGTTTAGAATATCTATCTATAGACGATAATTTCAACTCTATTGAATGCCTTGTAGTGTCTAGTTTACAGTCTGTTTTAGCAAATGAATTTAAAGCTAATACATTACCATCTGCGTTTGTTACTATTAACACATACTTTGTTTCTAAGCTCTGAGAATTTATAAAATCAAAGTCAGTTCCAAATATTTTTATAGAACCTTCCAGCGAATTTCTAAAAAATACTTGGCCTGTTTCCTTTTTATATTTGCTTTCAAGCTTACTATAATGAGGATTTTGCAACTCAAATCCAGCATAAACCCAAACATGAGTAAGCATGCTATCTATCTCAGATTGAGTCATTTGAGATAACTCTGTTTCTGAAATATCCAGTATAAAATCACATTTTACGTATTCTGCATTAAGCCTTGTACTATCATTAATTGCACGGTATTCATCTAAACTTTCGTCATTTAGTATAGTGTAATTTAGATATTTATTATTTTTATCATAGAAAAAAATTCGCATCTGCTTCAGGTTTATATCAGGAGGAAATAATGAGCACAATGGAATTTGTTTTCTATCACTTGGTCTCAGGCCAGTTAACCAAGATGTAACACAGTATTGACCTACTTCTGTAGAATTTTCGAATTCTCCAGTAACTGTATTGTATTGACCTTTTGCAGCTGTTTGCTGTTCTCCTTTAAGCAAATAAAATATATTAGTGTTCATGATGCTTATAAATCTAGATAGGATTTAAACTTTAATCTCTAGGACCTTGAAATTTATATATCTTTATAATTTATAATTCAATATAATTCAAAGTCCCAGAGATTATAGAGTAAAACGCTGGGTTAATTATTAATATATCTTTTCACGTTACCTTTTATAATAAGAGTTCTGCCGTCTCCCAAAGGATAAATGCGTTCAGAATTCTGTTTCTTAATAGCCTCTACACCTCTTTCAATATTTGACAAATCAGTAGTTGTTTGTACAGTTATAATCTGTGCTTGCAAACTATCTGCTTTATCAAAAGCTTGTGAAAATTTATTCTCAAATGTGCCTTTATTCAGACTGTCAACAATATCAGGAAGTACTCGTTTATACTTACGAGTATTGCGTTTATTTATAATAGCCATAGCTTCACCACCTTCTGCTCGCATATTTTTGCCCTCAGAATTTTTCTGGTGCAAATCTATATCATTACCAGATGCATGTGAACCGCCTTCCAAGAACTCAAGGCCACCTTCTCCATACTCTTGATTTGCCGCAGCTGTAGCCTGTTTAGCTTTCACCTTAGCTGTTGCAAAGCTTGTCCACATTGTTGCTATAGCTGCTAATGCCAAAGCAGGACCAATAATAGGTACGCCTGACATAGCTGACCAGATATTAGCAGAAGCTGTAATAAGAGAAGAAGCCTGTGTTACAGTATTAATAGCTTCTTGGCGCTTTTGAGCTTGCTCGAGAAGTTTTTGCTTTTCCTGCATATTCTTCTTCTCTTGCTGTAGTTCTTTCTTCTTAGTTGCAACTTGGTTGGCATAACCATTGTTACGACCTTCAACTTCAGCGTCATAAGCTGATTGGGCCGCTTCTACTCGCTTTTCAGCAGCATCTACTGCAGCTTGTGCAACATCAACTTCAGCTTGAGCTATTTCTTGAAGATTGCTAATAACCTGACTGCATGCATCATTCCAAGCTTGAATGCCTTTATCATCAAAACCCATATAAGAAAGCAAGAATCCAGTAACGCCGTATTTACCTATGCGGCCAACCAAACTCAAACCCTTTTTACGTAGCTTTTTCTGTTCATCTTCAAGTTTTTTAACTACGTTGTGGGCTTCGTCAATCTGAGCTTGTGACCAGTCAAGAGCTCCAGACTTAGCTAATCTTATCTTTTCTTTCCACAGAGCAATTTCTTGCGTCAGCTCATAGTCTTTAATCTCATCAGCTGTGTGTGTAGCCAAATCAAATTCAGATTTTGCCAAAGCTTGCTGCTGTTGGAAATTTTGCAACCTATTAGAGCCTGACACAGATAATTTCTGTTTATTAAACTTAGCATTAATGCTAGTCTCAGATTCTTGCTGCTCAACTGGCTTAGCTCTATTTTGGGCCAAAGCTAGTTTTCTAGCATTTTCAACCTGCTCAAGAAGTAACCGTCTTTCTTCACTGGTACCTTTCTTTACAAGATACAGCTGTTCTTGTATCTCTTTAGCACGCAAGTCAAGAATAATCTGGTCGTATTTTGCTTCAATTTGTGCTCTCTCTTGATGCCAAGCTGCCAACTGTTCAGGAGTAGCTTGACCTGTAACTTCAGCTTCTGCCTGACCATCTTCTGAAACAGTAGCAGCCTTTGTGGTATAAGCTGCTTCACGGTCATCAAGTTGCTGTAATCTAAGCTTTTTCTCCTTTTCAATCTCAGCTGAAATAGTATCATATCTAAACTTCATGGTTTGACGAAGTTTAGTCATACTATCTATTTGTCGCTCATCCTCAATATCTTGCAAATCAAGATTGAGTTTTCTTTGAGTATTCTCAATGATAGCTGTGAGCTCTTCTTGCTGTTTCTGGACTTGCTGTCTTTGCTCATCAGTAAGTGGCTTATTTCCCTTTTTGCCTGCTAAGAAAACTTCGTTTTTACGGAACTTCTCTTGCATCTCTCTGATTGTAGCCTCAGCAGAATCTACAGCTTCTTGTTTACGTTTTTTAAACTCATCTCGCTGTAAAGCTGTGATACTAGCCTCATATTTCTTCTGAATTGTGAGGTCATTTCTCCAGATTGTATCAGTTAAATCACGCTCACGAGGTGTACGTGTACGTGTTCTGCCTTTCTTGTGAGCTGTATCTAAGCCTAATTGCTTGTATATTTTATCGATAGTTTTATATTGCTCTTCAGCTATTTTTACTGCTTTATCGGCAAAATTCTCATTATATTCTTGTTCTTTTTCAACTTTAGTTTTTTGTTTATCTCTTATATGTTTATAAGTATCATTAGTACGTTCTTCATTAAATCCTAAGAGACCAGTTATGCCACCAGCAGCCAGCTTTTGCCACCAGTGAAGCGGCTTATCTTTCCAGTTCTGCTCAAAATCAAACTGACTTTCAATAGCTTTGCCATAGTATTCAGCTGCCACTTGCATAGCTGCTGTGGCTTTAGCTCGAGCATATAAAGCCTTTATAAATACTTCTGTGTTATCGACAAGAAGATTCTCAGCCTGATTAACATTATTAATTGAAACATCAAGTTTGTTAAATTCAGACTGATTATCTTTTATAAACTGCTGTTGCTTTTTTAGATTTCCACCTAAGTTCTTCCATTCCAGTGATAATCTTCTAAGAGTTGCAACTTGCTCACCTAAACTTTTTGTACTCTTTGTCAGAGCCTCATCAACACTATCAACTACATCGGCCATATCTGCAACGGTCTTTTGACCTGACCACATAACCTGAATCCAGTGTAGAATCTCTTTACCATGCTCTGATAAAGCATACAATACTACTACAAGAGCTGTTTGCCAGCTGAATAAAGCTGATACAATTTGTTTAGTAACAGATACTGTTGGCTTACCTTCTGCAGCTAAAGCTTTATTCTGCTCTCTTACTTTCTTTATCTCGTCAATTACAATAGGGATATTGTTAGAGATACCAAGAAAGAATGTATTAAGAGATACAGCTGCAGCAGGTAGTTCTCGAACTACCTGCGATACGGACATTCCAAGGCCATCCCATGACTTAGCATAATTACCTACACTAAGTCTGTGATTTCCAGTTGCTTCCTGGAGTCGTATCATTTCTTTATATATAGCGGCAGTTTCTTGCTCAAGTTTTTTACCAGCATCAGTAGCTGAACGCTCAGCGGCCGACATAGCATTTAACTTAATCTTGTTGAGTGCATACTGAGCTGCTAATCTATTATAAGAACCTTCAGCAGACTGATTAATCTGAGCCTGATACTTAGCAGTCTGATTAAGAGCTTTTGTTTGCAAATCTAATTCTTTGACTTGTATATTTGTAGCATCTGCTGCTTGATTATATCTATTCTGAGCTTGCGTGAGTGCATCAACCTGAGTTCTATTAGCCGTGTGAGCAGCCATCACTTCTCGAATCTTAGCTTTCAACTCAAGATAGCGCTGACCTTCTTCTGACTGCAAATATGCTAATTTCTCCTCGGCTTTCTGTACTTTAGAAATCTGCACAACATGAGCTTTAAGCTGCTCATCCATAGCTGCAAGTCTAGACCTCTGCTCATTGATTTGACGAATTATATCATCACCTCTAGAGGCTCTCTGCTCAGCGGACATGTTTTTGTATAAATCGATAAGGTGCTTGAGATGTATTCTAATTCTTTCATAAGAACCAGCCTGTAGCTCGAGTGCTTTCTTGCTCTCAGCTGTAGTTCTATTTAAAGCAGCTGTTTTAGATTTTAAATCAGCTACTTCTTTGCCGATATCAGACTGAGCAAACTCATATTCTTTCTGTGCTCTTTCTAGTCTTTGTGCTGCTCTAGCTGCATCATCTAAAGCTGCACGACCTTCTTTGGTAGAAGTACTCATATTCTTTATAGCCTCTACCATCTCAGAAGAACCTTTCTTTATAGCAGCAACCATCTCTCCATAACTATCTATAAGTAGTTCCAGAGATTGTGTGATTTTATCTATGGAACCATCGGACTGTATGAGGTCACTTTCTTTTATTACGTCATCTGCCATAATTATCTATGTTTAATTCGTTTATAAGCTTTAGCTTCAGCATCAAGCTGAGCCTTTATATTATTAACTGTTGTATAGAATTGAAGAACAGTCATCTGCTTAGCATTTAAATTAGCTTTTTGGCCAACTAACATACATAAACTTTCAAACTGTTTGTCATATTTTAATTCAAATGAGTTTTTACCAGTAAATATTCCGGGCTTATAAGATTTAAGCAGAGACAAGTCTATATCAGCTATCTCTTCGGTATATTCTTTGTCTTCTATAATACCTTTTAGCTGCAAGATTGTTCTCTGCTTAATCTTTTCATACATCATTTTCTCTTTTGCCGAATCAAAGTTATCTGGAAAATAAGTTTCTAACTCGGTCGAAAGTTTTTTTTTCAGCGCGAATAACGCTTCTATAATAGAACTGTGTTCCACTTTCTTTAAATCGGATAATAACTCTTGTAAGCTAGTATCTGACTGGCTTTCTACTTTCTTTCCATCAATACTATATATGAGAGCTGCAAATGCCATATACCTTGGAGATATTCCACTCACAATCATGTGCATGTTTTGTCTCATATTTTGTAATTCTTGCATAGCTTTTTTCTTGTCTCCAGAATTAATAAGCTTTGCAATTTGCACTATATGTTCATCAACTGAATCTATGTCGGAGCCAAGTCCAGCATCTATTATAATATATTTATTATATCGCTGAAAATTTTCAATTGGCATTTCATCAATTGAATCATACAGCTTTATAGTTCTATTAGCTAAGGATATTGTTTTCATACTAAAAATCTTATTATAGGAGTTGCAAACACTGGTACATAGATATACGATGGGTCAAGCGTAATCAATACCATTGCAATCGATATTATAACACTAAGCCAGAAACATAGACAAAAGTCACAATCAAGCATTTTAGCTATAATTGTAAAATCTATATTGTCACACTGGTCTCTAAGCCAATATCTGAAACCTGATATGCTCATAAACAATTCTACGAAAGCAGAAAATAGAGCAATTAAAACTATTTGATATAACGTTGGCATAATTCTCTTGTTGTTATTGTAAACTCGAATCTCAGTCCAGAATATGGATGCATAAAGAATAACTTATCCATAGACTGAATATCTTGACCGGAGTAAACGTAGCTGTTATAAATCTTTTCAAGCGAATACCCTTTATAGATATTCTCGAATCTCTCATAAACTTTGTCGACTGTAAGTCTACCTGTCTGTTTAATGAGACCTGGAGTAGTAAGAACTCTAATAATTTCATCTTTCACCTCTTCTGAGTACATAGCATCATTATCTGCAAAAATAGTATCTAGATTAAACCAGAAAACTATAGCTCCTGAGAACGTAAACTGAGGTGTAGATTGAACTACTTGAGTAATATTCTGAGCATCATAAATATCAAACCAGCAGAAATTACCATATTGGTCGTTTGGAAGCAAAGAAGCATATTCAGATTTTCCAATGTACGCTGCCGGATATATAAATTTTCCGCCGCCTTCCTGGTGTTCAACCAACTTATAAGAACGGCCAAAAGCATAATCAAGCCATTTAAGCTTTTCTCCTAATGTTTTCTGAATATCCTGTATAACTTTATCAAGCAGTACTGGATTTTCTTTCATCGGGATAATTATACCTCGTTCTACATTATTCTTCTTCTGTGCCATTCTGTAAATATTCTTTAAGTTTGACTGATAATTCTGGTCTTACGTATTTGTATATGATATTTTTTAAATTCTCTTTTGTAAGCTTGAGAATTTTTGGTCCGTATTTATCTTTCAAATACTTATTCTTGTCATCAGTACTCGTTAGATAGAAACCATCAACATCATATATAAGTCTTAAAGACTTATACCATTCACCAGTATCTTTGAGTGTTACTCTATTGTAAGGCTGTCCCTTTCTGATTTTTCGTTTTACGGTACTTGGAGCATACGGAGCGTAAGACATAATCTCAACATTATCTCCGTTTACTCCTCTTTCGTAAAGCTGGTCTTCAGTAATGGCTTCTATGATTTCTTGCTCATGAGCTAGTACAGTTTTAACGAGTTCCTTACCAAGGACCTCGTCAAACTTTCTTAGTCTATAAGCTAAGTTTCTAATAGATAAGCCGTAATACTTAGATGCAGCCATTATATAGACCTGTATTTAATTCCGTTATTCACACATGGCAGACATACCCTATCTAACCCTTGTGTACTAATACTTAAAGCTTTTAAAGCAATATCCAATTCATATGAAAGTCCAGATTGTCTCATGCTATTAGCATCACCATCCAATTCTGTAAGAATATCCAATTTAGATGCATTAATAGAGTGTCTATTAGTTCTAACATTTGGATTGTAAGCAAATTCTCGTAAGAAATCTATGGCTACTTGCTTCGCAAGTACATCCTGGAACATAGCTCTCTGTTTGATAATAAAGTCTGTCAAGTCACAGTATGCAGAAACTTCAAGATTAATACCATAGTTACAATCGTACGTATAATTCATAATCTCAGGGTCCCACATGTGGATTTGTTGCTTTTCAAAATCTTCATTGAAATCGTCGTTGAAATGCACAGCCTGAATATCATCTTCTGATAGATAAAAAGGATGTATTTCTATAAATTTAGACCATGCTTGCCATGCTATAAATTCACTTCTTGAACAAGCTCTGCACGGTCCAGTAGACCAATCTCTATCACGGTTTACAGCCTGGCTATCTTCTGGTAAGTCAGACTGAAAATAACCTATGTACCAACTTCCACCTGCATCAGTATAAATGCTTTCATAAGGCAATAGAATATCTTCCTTCGGTGTGAACCATTCCATCGATGCATTTTTTCTAGTTCTTTCGAACTCCATAATATATATTGGAGCATCATTACTAGAATGCATAATGAAAATTTTATATTTACCAGGTTTTGTAAACTGTAGTCCGATTTTATCAATTTTAACAGTTACGCCTTTAGAACGAATTGTATTAATTTCAAATCCAACAAATTTGTTACGATTACTTGTTAAATTAGTAAGCCTACCAGTGCCGTCAAACAGTGTTTTGTTTTCTATGAGAGACTTTGTAGCTTTATCGGCTAATTTTGTATTGATAAACTTATTAACAAGCTTCACGATACTAGCCTTAGTTTTTTCTTCAAGCCATTCTGAAAACGGATTTGTCTCGCCCCAGTAATCAGTGTCCAGAATATCCGTTTCTGCTGGAACATCTTTAAGTGCCTTATACAGAGAATCATCTACTCGAACTACTTCTCCATATTTATAAGCCTTATTCACATCATGTACCTGCCAATTGTAGTTTTGAAAATCAGGAGCTATACTTCGTAAATTATCCAATGTAAGAAGAGGATGAATCTGCTGAAAATACATGCCTGATTCAGTCTGAGTTATGTTGCTAGATAACATAATATCTGACAAATCATAACTCTGTTTCCATCCTACTAGATGTAGCATTTTATCTTGTATATCCGCAACTCTTATCATGATTATATTTCAGTTTAAAGTAAAAACGGGAGAACGAGACTTTTTAAGTCTGTCCTCCCGCTGGACCCATCCAAAGCTAATAACAACTAAAAGCTATTACTAGTTTCTTCTAGATTTATATTTAGATATTCACCCAAAGAAAGATTATGCTGTTGGAGGAGCAACGACCTGCTGTACAGGCACTGCATAATGAGCATTCTCGCTTGAAATATCAAATGCAATAATTGGACTAGCCAAAGTCTCAGAATTGCTATTGTAAGAAGTAAGGAACGCAACATCAACTGCAAAGCCATAGTGCTCCTTACGTGTACGAACCATATCGGCTGTAGCCGCGCCGGCGATGTCGTGGTAATCGCCAACAGAATCGTAGAAGTAAGTACCACAAGGAATATTCAACAGTGGCAAAGTTGCAATACCCCACTCATGGCCATCACCAGATACTGTACCAAGCAAGCAGTCACGCTCGAAACGTGTCATGAAGCCGAGAGAACCTGAATTGATAGCATAACCCTGAGCATACTTCTTGTTACCAAGTGCCATGTTGTTGGTCAAGTGTACAATCTTATTGCCAAACTCGTTCTGCTTGTTAACGTCGTTGTACAAACCATGCTGAGCAAGCTTGCGCATAATTGACTCAACACCAGCATCACCTACGATGTGCAACTGACCGAAGAAGTCATTGGCTGCCATAATTGGGTCAAGGTCACCAAAGATGTTCTCACGCTCAGTCCACTTTGCGTTTATTGTACCTGCTGTGTTTTTATAGAGCAGTGGGTTCTTAATAACCTTTGTCTTCTCAGCTGCAAGCTTAGCGAGAGCTGCTTCATCAAGTTTCTGAGCAAACTTGTAGATGTACTTCATCAACTTAGTCTCGAAGTCCTTCTGGATGCCGATTTCGTTGTTCATGTACATAGCAGGAGCAATAGTGAAGCCAAACGCATAAGTCGCAAAATTAATCTGCACCATGCGAGAAGTATTCTCACTATCAGCAATCGTAAGCGTACGAGTATTGCCGATTGTAATATCTGCATCATAGTCGATTACAGGAGTTTCAAGGATGTTACCAATAGAAGTACGAGCCTTCTGCTTGAGCTCCTCAGTAAGAATACCGGCTGGGTCATTAGACTGCTGGATAAAAACGTCAAGAGCACCATATCGGCTAGGACGATACTCGTACTTGTCAAAATTTGAACTAGAACGGATGTTCTGAATTCTAGTAAGTACTAAACTCATAGTCTTTTGATTTTTTAAAAGTTTAACATAAATATATCATAACTGACATGCTGCATTACCCTTTTACATCATACAGTCTATTATCGAATTGGAAGGTCAGAAACGTTGTTTTCATTTCTAATCTCAAGTGCTTTGTTGCCGAACTCAACGTTATCGCGAGTTAAACCAGTTGACAGCAGATAGTTCTCAATCTGAATATCAGCTTCCTGCTGAGTTTTAGCTGTTGACAAATCAAGATTAACTGTTCGGTGGCTTGGCGATGGGTTAGGCTGAGTACCTCCACCTGACTGCTGCTTACCTGTATCGATAACATCCTTCAAACTTGTCTCCATTACTAACTCCTCGATAGTATATGGATTGAGGTTGTTCTTAGGATTATTAAGTGTGTTACCAGCAGCATCGCGAAGCACCAACTTCTTTCCTCCGTTGCCGTCGTCAATGAAATCAGGAGTACCCTTAGCAAGAATCTCATCCTTAGCAGCAGCAAGGAGAATCTTCTTAACTGGCTCTGAAACATCGGCTTTAAACTTGATACCAGCTGTAGCATTAGTAAATGCAAAGCCCACCTGAAGGTCTTTCTCCTTCTGTTCATAGTCCTTCTTAGCTTTATCAAGCTCTTCAGTCTTGGTTGTGAGCTGTGTCTGAAGCTGAGTAACCTGGTGACGAGCGTCTTTAAGCTGCTGTTTTACAGCTTCATCAGACCCACCTGCTGCTAACTTAGCTTCAAGTTCAGTGACTTTCTTCTTCTGAGCTTCAAGCTGAGCAGAAAGTGTCTTAGTACCATCAAGCTTAGTCTTATAATCACCAAGAACGCGCTTAAGATAGTCATAAGTTTTTTCACCATCTGCTTTACTTATACCAGAAATACTGAGAATATCAGCATCATACTGACCGTGCAAAGCACCAATCTTTGTGCCGATTACTGTTGCCTCATCATTGCTAGAGAGTGTAGTAATGGCTAGTTTTTGAGCGTCAGTCAAACCCTTAAGTGACTCGCTCTGATTAAGCATTTCAATTGTTATCATAGCCTTGTCTTTTAGTCTTCAGGTACCTCAACGAGACCTGCAGCATCACCAAATGGGTCATTGATGACAGCTGTAATTGAATAGCCAAGCAGCTTGTAGTTCTGCTTAAATACCTGCCACTCGCCGAATGAGAAGTAGCGTTTCTGAGGTGGATTTACCTCTTTACCTGTTCGCTTGCTAAAACGGTCACCAAAAGCAACCATCACAACAACTTTACCAGATGTGTTGTCAGTAGAAGTATTTGAAGCATTCTGCTTCAAAGCCTCTTCTACAATAGCGAGGCGAGCCTCAGCTTTCTTAAGTTCTTCGGCGTTATTGTCAAACTCCGTCTTCTGTTCAACAGTGAAAGCATCAGGATTACTCAGCTGAAGCTGCTGAAGCTCCTCCTGACGGTCCTTCAAGTCCTGAATCAACTCTTGGAGCTCCGCCTTGTTCATCGTTTTGTTTGACATATTCTAATAATTTATCTCTAATAATTTTAATCTTTTCACGTAGTGGAAGAGAAGAACCAAATTCCACAATATCAATGTTCTCGCGTTCGAATTTTGATATAAACTCTGAGAAATTAACTTTAAGTTTTACATAGTTAACATTAAGCAAACTAGCGTTATAAAGCTTCATTATCTCATCGAGTGTCTTGTGTGGATATGGCTCTAACTGCTTCAATATGAGCATTCTCTGCAACACCAGTGGATTGTTACGATATTCCACCTCAAGAATCTGCTGCATTATAGCATCAAGTTCTGTTTCAGTGGCTCCACTTTCTTTAGCAGATTTATACTTAGAATAGAGTTCTTCGACAGTGAAGACATAAAATTCTGTGCCCCAACTTATAGATGATGATATGAAGTTATCTCCATAGCGAAGTTTACATATCGTGTCTTCTACGAACTTCTGGGCCTGTTCGAAGTCCGTCTTCAGAGTATTAAGAACAGCTGTTTTGCTTTCAAAATTAGCAGCTACCTGCGTTTCATTTATAGCTTCCTTTTCAGACACAGCTGCATTGCCACCCGCTCCTACTACAGAGACCACAATCTCGTCGTGAAGTCTGCGGACCTCTTCAACGTTGTACTCGAGACTGTTTTTATCAATTGTAGTAATCTGGACAGGATTACGCATATCCGCTATGCCCTCTGTCTGATTAGGAACTGGTACCTCCAAAAAGGAACCAGGACCAGCTATACGCTTTTCGCCACAGCATGGACACTTTTTTACTGTTCCATCAGCATTAATCTCATATTCGCCATCAGCATTTCTTAAGAAACCGCCGTCACAGTATTCGCCTGTTTCGTTGTTCTCGAAATTACAGTCTGCCTCATAAGCTGAATAAATAGGATATGGAGCATACAAATCGAGATGCTGTTTAGAGATAGAGAAGAACAGATACCAATCCAATCGAGATAACTCCTTCGTAATTGGATTTTTCTTAATATCTGGATATTTCTCATTAACAGGAGTTGTCCAAAAGAATCGTGCTGGGCAAAATCCTAAGTTATGAGTAGCCTCTGTTAACAGAGACTCTATCTCATTCTTCTCGTTAAGCTGATAAACTCTTATTGAAGTACTGTCAAAGACCGCTATTCTATGTTCTGGCTGTTTGAAAACAAGCCATTCAAAATTAGTGATACTCTTATCTACAAACTTGTAATCGATAACATTATCGATATTAAGCCAATAAAAATATGGCTCTGGCCTAAAGCTCGTCTGTTGAACTGGAAGGTCAACTACAAGTATGCTGTTAGGCGATACCTGTAGTTGCTTCCATCCCTCGGTTTTCCATATATCTGGCTCATGAAGTACATTCTTTTTGTAGTTCAGCCAATCTTCAAGCAGCTCAGATGATGTAAACTGATATGCTGAACTTGAGTTTCTACTGTAGAATACTCGTTCGAGCTCTCGGTATACATCATCTATAACTGCTGAAGTTGGAAGCGGGTACTGGAACAGATGAACAAATATGTTGTACTTGTCTTTCGGGAGTAACTGTGACACCCAATCAAGAAACAACTGAGCCGGACTATTATAGTCAAACAAAGATATGTTAGTTTCCGTGTGGAATCTAACACGCTGCTGAAGAGAAGACGCTTTATTTATCAGCTGCCTTTTCTGTGGTCTCAGCAGAATTTCCTTTATTTGCTCTAAGCTTAAGCCCATATTCTTCTGTGTATTCGTATTCACTATCTTCAGGTACGTGCCAACCACCATTTAAGGCTGGTCCCATATCGAGAAGTCTTTCAGCGTGTGACACTTCAAATTCCTGTGAAATATCACCCGCTTCAAGACGTACCTTTTTTACTGGTTTTCTAACTTGTCGTACCATACTCAAAATTTTTAACTTGAAGCCACATTTGTGAGCTCTGTAAGCGGATTGTAGTCAAGCGTATCAGCCTTAATCAAGACAAGATTGTCTGACCAATTAGGATAGAAGCTCCAACTAATAGTGTTAGAGTCTGGCTCCTCATAGCCACCAAGGTTCTTGTCACCTACGAAGAATTTGTCAACTGGAATAGGCTCATAGTTTGTACCACTGCCGGCCTCATCGATAGCTCCAATGTTACCATTCTCGTCAATCAAGAACACGCCAATCTTTTCACATGAATAAGTCTTGAGTGTCTTAATAACTGACTGAGCTTCCTGGTAAATAATGCCTGTAAATGTAGTTGGCTCACGGCCAATAACAATCTCAATACCACCAAGTGTCTGGTTGCCGCCACCAAATGTACGAGCATCACCAGGTTCAGTTGTTGGATTCTGAATGTAAGGCGAAATAATAAGTTTAGTGCCGTCTCCTGCAGAAAAAAGAGGTGTCATTGTAGCTTTCTTAGCAATTGTTTCCTTAGGAATCTTGTTCTTAACACCTGTAGAGCTGAAGATACGGGCAAAAATTACTTTCTGAATCTGTCCAAAGCTCTCTTTGCACTCAGCAATCTCAAGGTCATTGAGATGCTTACCTGCTGGACATCCGCAATTCAATCCCATATTGTCTAATATTAATTTGTTAATAAATATGCAAAGCTAAGCAGTGAGTGCAAAAGCTATGCGTTAGTTGCAGATACAGGACTCGAACCTGTGACCTCTAGGATATGAACCTAGCGAGCTTCCAACTGCTCTAATCTGCGATATAAGCGAAGGCGGCCGCGATAGCAGAAGGATTCGAACCCCCGACCTCAAGTTTACAAGACCTGTGCTCTAGCCCTCTGAGCTATGCCACCCTGATGCCGCCATTTGCCCTCGTCAGAGGAATCGAACCTCTCCAATCACTGGACGGACATAGTGTGACTGGTTCACCAGAACGAGGATGTAGCTCTCCGCTGAGAGCTTAAAAAAAGAATCTTAATTACACATTAACTAATACTTAAAAACATAAACATTTCCCTAAATAACCTACACTGTTATCAAAAATACAACCTATTTGAAAAACGATAACCATAACCTTTTTACGTTGCAAATATACTAAAAATATTTGAGATAATAAAATTTTTTATGTTAAAGTTTGTTAACGGGAATAAAATTAATTTCTCAGTCTTATCCTACTGGTATTATGTTTTCTACTATGCATCTCAATTACACCTGTAAGAGCATCTGGTGCATCATCGTGCTGTTGCTTTTTGTTATCTTTACGATACGACATAAGAGCTGCATAGAACTTGGGCCACTTCTTTTCCCAGCCTTCTGGAAACAGAATATCACTTTGGCACATTCCGGAATTAGTGAATATGCGTGTTGCCTTTTTCTCGGATTGAGTGAATGTTCTGACAGCAGTTCTAAAGTTTCTGTATGTTACACGGAGTATCTTTTTAACGTTTCTAGAAAAGCCTCTACCGCCGTTATTCGACTCTATAAGAGCTGACACAGTCTGATTTCGTGTTAACATCTCAGCTGTCTTTGGCTCTGTTTTCTCCATTGGTGCATCTGTGAACAACACGTCAGTAACATATACATACTCTGGCGTATCTATGAAGCAGATGGAACACAGATTATCGGCTCCAGTATCAGCTGTATCAGTGTAGTTCCACTTGTGAGCAGCTTCTCTGCCTTGTGGTAATTGGTCCTTGTTATAAGTCTTAAAACCTTCAGAATACATAAGACCTTCTTTTGGCGTAGGGTCTTGCATGTACTGAGTATCAAATACGAGTGGGTTAATCTCTCGCATGTGGTCAAGCTCTTCAAGTGTATGCTTCATAGGCCACAGAGCATGACGCTCATGAGTAACAGGGTCTTCCTGTATAGCAGGTAGTGATAGAACTGTCCACTCATCTGGTTCTATCTCTTGCAAATATCCACACAAGTCATGCTCATGCAGCCTCTGCATAATTATGATAATAGGAGTATTACGGCTATTAGTACGGTTACGAATAGTATTTTCGAATCGCAAGTTAATTCGCTCACGAACTATATCTGAATCAGCATCCTCAGGTTTAATAGGGTCATCAATCATGATTGCACCTTGGAACACGTTAGTCTTAGCACCTATTTGTTCAAGCATACCATTCATGTCTTCATCGAATGTAAGGTTGTCGGCAGTTTCAGAACCTTTTATTGGTTCCTCTTCATCCACATTACCAGCACCAAAACCGGTTACCTGACCTTGCGTTGAAACTGCATACATCTCTCCGCCTGCTGCTGTTCGCCAACGTTTATTAGAGGCTTTCTCCTTCTCAAGTTTGGATTGTGGAAACAGCTCTTTATATAAGCTTTCTTGCATGATAGACCTTACAGTATCTGAATTATCTGCTACAAGCACGTCAGAATATGATAGGTGCAAGAATCTGCATTTAGGATTTAAGGCAAAACACCAGCTAATAAATGATTTGATAACAAGCTCTGTTTTGCCATATCGAGGTGCAATGTTAATAATAAGTCTTCTGCACTTACCATCAACTACATCCTGCAAAGCTTTTATAATTTTCTCATGGTGCTCAGCGACGATAAAATTACGTTTATACTGAGCTTTAAACATAGCTTTAGTATAGGCCTTGAATGATGAAAGCATCTCAAGGCGTAACATCTCTTTAGCATTTACTACATCATGCTTAAGAGTATCTGCGTTTATAACTCTCTGCTGCATCTCAGAGAGTGTTCTTTTTGGGTTACTCATATTATGATAATTAAAAATGGGCTAGGCTCACAAGGCAAAATATCAAGCAATCAATTCTATTAATACTAATTTAAAAATCATGTAAGCCTAGCCCTTGATTAATATAATAATTGTGAATATACTCTCCTCCAGGGAAGTATATAATAATGTATGGGGGTGGGCGTGCACGGGCGCCCGCGTCCGCGTAACTAAATGGTTTCATACTTGAAAAATGAGAAATACGTGTGTACAATATTATTTGAGAAGTGACTCTCTAATCAGAATATAAGCCTCTCTAGAAACTGGAGTATTCGGTATGATACCTGCAGCCTTAGATTCTTGTGGCAAATCAAGCATCATTCCAGTTTTTCCGAAAATACGGTCCCAGAGTTTCTCTACTGTCTGGATTTCTCCAATTTTAGAGTCATTCATAAGACGTTTAACCACTATTTTAATAGCAAGAGGCGTCTTATCATTATCGTATATAGCTTGAAGTTGTTTCTGATTAGCAGTAAGAAGACAAGCCAATAAATTAGCTGTATCTGTCTTAGACAACTGCAAATCAAGATTTATATTGAGCGAACTAAGAAGCTTTACAACTTCTGGTCGAGTTGTACCTTGAGAGAGCATAATCTGTTTTGCAACATTCTCAGCCATTGCAGGCTGACCATTACTAGCAGCTACGCGGTTAGCCAAATCTATAACTTCTTTGGCTGGCATGTGCTTGTCTTCATCTTCGAGCTGCTGGTATACAGCTTCTTGGGCTTCTTGCTTTTTCTGTCTAAATGCCTGAACAGCTTGTCTCGCAGCTTGGCCTTCAGCAGCTCTGGCAAGTTTTAATTTAGCTTTTGCGAGCTCTTGGGCTGTTTTCCTGTCATGTATCGACTTGGACTTATCCTGGACCATGGAAGCTCGTTGCTCGAGGCCGTCTGTGCCTAATAAGTCTGATGAATCTGGTAATATATCAGAAATATCATCATTAATTCTATCTATACTTTTCATTGTCTAATCTTTTAAAGTAAATCTGAAATGTTGTCATTCCGTAAACTATTTATGAGCTTTTCATCTACTCCTAATATACATGCGCATTTTAAATCGCTAATATATTCAATTTTTATATCAGGGGCTATTGGCTTGAACAATTCTGTTAAAGTTCTGTTCAACTCATAATGGTCTCGTGTCTGACAAGCTGTTTGCTTTACTGCTGCATCTCTATTTTTCAAGACATAGAATATGAACTCGAGCAAATCTATAAGTATTGATTTATCTATTTGTCCTATCCATTGCTCTGGTATACGCAGCATATTTTTCCATGTATATCTGGTTGGCAATAACTTCTGTTTAGCTAATACCAATTTGAGTTCTTGGCCCCATGAATAAAATCTTTTTTCGTCTTTGTCACTTGGTAAGTTGCTAAGAGGTATTCCTAAATTTGCACATGCTTTACTAAGCGCAGAGACTGCATGTTTAAAATTTCTGCAGCTTTTAAGGCTGATATAAGCTTTAGTCGAATAATAGTTACCTCGCAGCAAAAATGCCAATGTAACTATAAGCTCGTCCTTTGTAAGCTGATTACCCAGCATTGGAATATCAAAGTTCGTAATAATCTTTCTCATGTAAATACGTTTTTATGATTTAACTTATATATTTTCATTTGCAAATATACTAAAAAATAGTGAAATACGAAAATTTCGTTGAATCTTTTAAAGTTTTTTAACATTTTATTATAAAAATCACAGCAAATACTGCTATGATTTCGTTTGTTGCTTCGAGAGTAGTTGAATCTTCAAAAAAATTTTTACAAGTTGCTACTGCTGTAGTAATGCAACTACTCGCGAAGCTATAACAGCTACTCTCGAAGTAATAGTGACGAGAAAATAGTTATCACGTTAAGTACAATTCTAGTATTTTAGTAAAAAATATTTATAAGGTAACTGTTCGTGAACCATAAGTGAATTGGGTCGGGGCACTTCTAAATTATTGGAAATCAATCACTTATATAAATAGTTACCCAAGTTACCCATTTATTATATAGACCAAATGAAATATTTTAAAAATAGTTACTACTGGAGTAGTAGGGTTTTTTTAAAAATTAGGTTAGAGATTATGGAAAAGGTCCGGCCTCCGGACACCGTTTATATAAGTAATTGGAAATCAAAAGGTTAGGTGGAACCGTAAAAGAATTTTACTTGGTGAACCGTTGTAATCAGCTTAAATCCTATGAAAATCGCTATTTATAATATAGATTTGTAAGCGCAAAATGCGGAACTCTGATTAGTCGTTATATATTTTTAGTAAGAATTAAAATAATGAGCCTCAGAGCCATTTTTATATATTAATCTATATATCTTTATTATTTTTATATTATAATGGCCCAGAGGTACACTACTTTCATCCCTGGGTATGTTTTTAATATTTTTGAACCTCTATATACGCGCGTAGGCGCATACCCATATACATTTATACTATTATAACCTGTCGTCCAGCGAACCTATTTTGCGCAAAATTTTTCTGAATAAAGTGCGCAATATAGAATTGAGCCTAAGGGCCCTCCTGTCGGTATTTTATGAATTGATGAAGCATATCTCTATCAGCATTTTCACAAGTCATAAGATATGTACAGCAGAAATTTTTGGCTTTGCGTTTGGACAAGTCTTTAAATAATAAGGGGGCTGCCAGGCTAATAATTGTTAAAGGGGGCTAATTTTTATTAAATTTAATATTTATTAGCCTAAAAGGCTTATAGCCTATTAGCCTAAAATTAATTAAAATTAGAATAAATTAACAACCTATTAGCTAAAAATAATTAAATTTAATATTTATTTGCAATT